CCGGCTTTCATACCCTTGAACTTAGACAGACGCGGGTAGCCGAGGTTAAAGCACATGTTGGCAATGACCAACTGAGCTTCTTCGGGTAGCTCGTCGAAGTCTGAGTACAACCGACCGCAGTCTTCGATTGTCACAGCGATGTCGAGGTTAAAACGCTTACGGACACGCTCCTCTGACACGGGCGTACCCACTGGCTGACCATACTCTGGGTCGTTCTCTTTGACAAGTGCCCCGATTCCGAAAGTTGGTAGACCTAAATGATCTAAATAAATCTCAAACCTGCAACCTTCGTCTTCTGCCAGTTCTTCTCGTAATTGATCTTTGTTCACTGCTGTCCCCGTAATCTCGCTGCCAATAACTGATCTCGTGGGTCAGGCAGCGTTATAGCGTTAGCCATTGAGGTTGGTGCGGGAGCCGCCGAAGGGGCTGGGCGGACTCCCGCTTGCGCTGCCACAGGAGGAGGTGTGGTAGCAGCAACTGGTTGCGGCGTTGTGTTTGCGCCCAACAAAGATTCGAGGTCCGGGGTCGTGTTTTCTTGGACCTGTGGCTCTGGAACAGGTGCACCAAGCCGCCGTTGTCTGAACTCCCTACGGATAGCATTTAACTCAGATATTGGCAATTTGTTTCCATTTTGACGAACACGTTTTTTTATCTCAGGGCTAGGCGTGAATGGGTCAAACTTGCCGCGCATCAGGTCGTTAGCGTTTGCGACCTTGTTATTTCTTAATGCTCTTCTGATTTCTGAATCAGTCATACCAGACTTACGCATGTTTTCAATTGTACGATACATTTGGTTTGCTATACGAAACTGTGCTTCGTTAGCATCTATATACGTTTGAACCGCGTTTTCCGGATCCAACGCACCTCGAGTTGATACAGCCGAGTTAAATATTTGAGCGGCACTTTGCAAAGAGCGCCCGTACTCGAAGCCCTTATACATGAGAACATTATCGGCTTTAACTTCGGTTTCTGTAACCCCACTAAATACACGAAAAATTTCTTGTGCAATTTTTCTTTCGTTGCCCGCCGGGTCAGCAGTGTTTTCGCTAAAGGCCCTTGCCAATCTACCAAGCTCAAGGCCCGGAGCCTGTGTTTCTTTTTTCTGTGCTTTGACATCAACAAAAAGTTTTGCGCCGCCGGGGACAAAAGCCCCTGCGATATGCGTCACGCTTTTGAAAACTTTATCCCCGGGCGTTTCAACTCCGGGGTCATCTCGATACACTTTTGCACCCGACTGAGTCACCCCACCACGCTTGGTAACGTCTAGAATTCTTTCTGTTAGAATTGATTCTCCAGCAAATGGCTCAAACATTTCCGCTACTGCTCCCATTACTGCATCGGTAGCAATCTTTCCAGTGTCTGAACCCATATCCTCGCCTTTGCTTACTGCATTTAGAATAGCTCTAGCTGGCTTCGACAAATATGCATACGGGTTTGTGTAGCTGTAGTTTGTGTACCCTGTGATTATTGTTTCACCTTTAGCGTTCTTCTTTGTGCTAGTTGGGAGTAGTATAGAATTTACTTCCCAAGCCGCACCGTTTTCGCGGATGGCATCTATTTGTTCTTGTGTCGTACCTGTTAAATCCAACGCCATCTTCTGCATAGCTGTAGGCACAACCATTGTTGTGGTTGTGAAACCCATTAATCGACGCATACCAATTTCACGAATTTTAGGATTCGTGCTGGCAATCTCGTCCAGTGCCTGCTTTAATGTGTTAGCGCTGGTGCGAAGAATTTCTGCTGGAAATGCAATAAAGTTACCAACAGGCAGCTTACGCAGCCCCTTAATAAACTCTGGCACACGCTCATAATTTGGTACGGTGTTCTTTACAATATTTGCTGCGTACTGATCTAAGGCTTGAGCAGCAGCCCTGCTTGACGGAATGCCGTCAGCAGCAGCCCTTTGCATTAAAGAGACAAATGCATCATCTCCAAGAATAGACCTAGCCGCTACATTTGCGTTTCCACCAAAAGCAGACAGCAACTTGTTCCGTTCAAACTCAAAGTTATACACTTTCCAAACGTCGTCACCACCTTGGTACAAGTCACGCATAAATTTGTTGGTACTACTGAGAAACATCCCAGCCTTTCCGCGTTTAAATTTATCACTTAATTTACCACTGCTAGGTATGCCGAGCGAATCTTCGGTTGCTCCTCTTGTACTGCCATAGCCCATAGAAATTAGATTATCGATTTCCTTTAGCTGAGACTGTGTTCCAACCACACCCATTCGTTGAAGGTTTCTGAAGTAACTTTCTTTATCGGGGCGTTTTACTATGTCTTTCCAAACAACACCTATTGAATCAAAAAGATTTGCTCCCGCGCCTACGTTGCCTTGAGACAAGGCAAACAAACTTGATGATGTAAAGTTTCTAATCTGAGTAATAGGAGACAGTACGGTAGCCCCGTACTGTGTAATACCCTTACCCCGCAAGAACATGGAGTAGCTAGCTCTCATCACTTGGGCAAAGTCACCTGTATTGCCCTTGGTTTGCATTGTCAAATCCTTGTACACATTGTTTCGTGCGTAGACCCGATCTTTTAAGGAGCCAAACCCATCTCCCAGTTGCGTGTATTCTCCTGCTTGAATAGCGCGAGGTAAACGCTTAAAAGCTTCTTGAGAAATAAACATACCTGATGGGTCATCGACTAGGTTCTGACCGATGTATTTATAAAATTTATCTGTTGCAACGAACTCAGCCATGTCTGCAACAGTTGCTGTCAAAGCTTCTATTGGGTCTTTTACCTCACCCATAAGGCGACGTAACATTTCATTGTTTGCTTGCCTGCTTTTAAACAAACCAGTGCGGAGTCGATTTGCTGCGACTGTTTGAGCGTTTTTTATCCCGGGATTTTTTAGTGCCCGCCCGCTATACTGACTAACAAAATCATCAGTTAGCCGCTCGGCAGCTTCCCGTGTTAAGACTTGCCTACCACCTTCTGTAAGAACATCGACACCTTCTTCTAGCCCCGAGCCACCTACGCGAATTTCTTCAGCTATGTTTTTCGCCGCATTTGGGTTGTTCATAAAATAGTCTATGGTGTCTAATCGGTTCTGCTTAAAAGCGTCTGAACCAATATAGCTTTTGTCCTCAAAAATTTTGTATCTGCGGCGTAAATAAGAGCCAATATTTTCTGCAATTACCTCGGCGCTTTCTGCCTCTGCACCCACAGCATTTTTTAAATAATCAGAACTTTGAATTTGCTTAGACAGGCGATCTACATGAACCCGTGCCTTACGCGCAGCGCTCTGCATTTGTGGAGGTAAAAGTTTTAACGGAGCAACGCCAGCCGCCGCTGCACGTTCCATAAATATTTCATCTTTTGTCAGGTAGCTGTGGAACTCATTTAAAACTTCTTGTCTTGTTAGCGGCGAAGCGCCATCAAGTCCCGCTTCGGCTTCTTTAAGCGCAGCATTTATGCCATCTTCAATTTCAAGAATTGTTCTTGATACTTGACCAAGTTCCGCATCCACCTCTCCGCGAATACGGCTTCGTGCTTCAGCCGCCTCCTGAGTCAAGTTTCCACGAAAACGAAATGAGGCGAGAAAGCCATCGAGCATTGGGTGCTCTTCAGCTAACTTGCTTATCTTGCTGCTTATTGCTGTCCCCGCCTGTAAAATTCCACGGGAGACGGGAGCAGCGATTCCAGATGGAGCGATGCCCGGGATAGGGACAGCACCTGCTTTTGCCAGACCCTTACCAGTGTAGCCCAAAGCTTTTAAAATTGGGTCAACAGCGGCGGTTGCACCCGCTGCTTCCAAGCCAATCTTTAACTTGTTGCCGATTTTAGCAGCAGCAGCCTCTCTGCCCTCAAGACCAATTGTGTCTGTGGTTTGTGTAACGCCGCCACCAAAAAAATCACCAAGAGTTGTTGTACCATCAGTCGCAACAACCGCATCTGTCACGCCAGCAGCGCCAATCTGTGACGCTTTTTGGGCCACTTTGGACATGTTCTTTACACGCCCAAGTCTACTAACAACACCAGCGGCACCCAGACCGGGGATAACAAACTGTGTTACAATTTCAGCTATTTCTCCAGCGGCACCTTCAGGGTCAATACCACCTAGCTCACGAACTGTGTTTGCAAAATCTGTTACATCCTGCGCGTAGTTTGTGTCAAACGCTAGGTCAATGGCAGACGCTCCGAGTTCCCCTATACCTTGAGGAATAGCAATTAAACCAGAAGCTATGCCCTCGGCTATTTCTTGTGTTGTTGATTCTTGCTCAACATCCCCAGACCCTGCCACGGAAAAGGGCTTGATAGGATCAAAGCCAGCGCTTTCCTCTACAACCGTAGTCGTAGGTTGAGCGTCCTGTTCCGTTTCTACCACGGAAAAGGGCTTGCTAGGATCAAACACCATTTTACTTCACTTCTTCTGTAGAGGTGGGTTGTCCTTGGTCATTTACACCTGTTACTCTAAACTTTTTGCCGCCTTGTTCCACGACCTGACCAACGGTAAAAGTTGTTTTTCCTCCACCAGCGGCTAGTTTAGTTTGAAGAAAGGCTTCAAATTCCTCCGAGCCCATATCTTTGATCATGGCTGAAACAGCGCCGCTTTGTGATAGCAACCAAGCATCCATCATCGGCATGCCCGCGCTGGTAAGTCTCCTATAAGACAAAGTAGTATCAGTTGCTTTCTCGGATGTCTGTTCGGCTAACTTAACAGCAACATACGCCTCTGCGTCCGTCATCTCTTTACCGGCTGCGGCGGCAGAGTCTTGGAACTTCTTCATTAGCTTGAAGGTATCACTTTCTTGGTTGGCTTTAATGTCCAGCAATTCTTTATCAAACTCCTGCTTTTTCTCCAATACTTTATTTTGTTGGTCCTGTTGCAGACCCAGTATTGCAAGATTTTGCCCAAAGCTATTTGCTGCTAGTTGCTCTGTAGATGCAATTCTAGCAAGAGCTATTTGTTGAGCAGAGTCTGTTTGCATGCCTGTTTGAACAATTGCTGTAGCAAGCCTTACGTCTTGCATTCTAGACTCATGGTCTCTTGTTATTTGATTTTCTACAGCCTTAATTTTAGCAGCTTTTTCTTCGCTGATCTCGACGCCAACCTCCGAAGCAGCTTGAATAGTAAGTGCGCGGTCCTCTTTTGTTATTGCCTGTGCCTCTTCACCTGCTGCATCACCGTAGTTTTTAAGACCTGCCGCCAGACCTTTTGCAAGGTTTGTCATCGCATCGGGGCTTTCTCCTGCCGCAATCATAAGCCCAGTCATCATAAGGTTGTAGTTAGCGTCTGTGCGAATGTCTTTTGCACGTTCCCCCAAAAGATCTTGCAAAACAGTCTTACGTTTTTCCACTCTTTCTTTGTATGTCCCAGTAATCCCGATAGTCTCATCGAGAGCTTTAGCTTTAGCTTTATCAGATTTTGGCCCAGAAGATCCTTGCAAGATTTTTAAAGCTTGGTCAATAACAGCGTTGCCTGTTACTAGTGCTTGCTCTGATTTTTGTGGTGTATCAAAAGAACCTGTAGTCAGCGCATCTATATCAACCTTAGACATCAAAGGTTTAAAGGCTGAAGAGGTGTCTCCATTAGTTTTCTCTGCATCTTGTTTAGCAGCGTCTTGTGTTGGAGTGGGTTTTCCACCGCTCGTTATTGCAGAACTAGCAACGGTTTCTCCGGGTCCTACCGGAGTGGTGGTTACACCCAAGTTTACGTCAGAGCCGGCTTCTTCAAATCCAAATGCATCACGACTCAAGTCAAAATCACTCGGATCATCGAATGGATTTGTTACATCTACGTTGGGTTCAAAATCTTTAATGTCCTCTGCAAAGAACGCGCCTTGCAGCTTCGGTCCCAAAATTTTATTGCCGATAAACGAATTAATATCCGCCCGGATCTCTGCCGGGGAGGATATGGGTTTAGACACAGGTCCTTTAGGGGCGATTGCGTCTGTAAATCCTGTCTTGATGTTTGCTATACCGCTCTTTAACCCTTCCATAATCTTTGAAGGCGCGTCTTTTAGCGCAGCGCGTCTTTCTAAGGCACCTTGAGAAGGACCGTCATAGGACATCATTGGCGGTGCTGCCTTTAGCGCGACAGTATCACCGCTACCGCGAACGCTCATAACAGGGGGAGATGTTAGTGAAACAGTGTTCCCGCCGGGCGCAGCAACAGTGTCTGAAGTAGATATTTGAGTAGGCTGTTTGCGAGAAGATAAAGCATTGACAGCTTCCTGCGCTGCAATCTTTACATCTCTTGGTGCGTTGCCTCGTACAATTTCCATCAGTGTTGACACATCGCCCTGCTGGGCTAGGCTTTGGATAGCAGCCATATAGGTGGCACTTCCACCTTCTTGCATACGCAAGGGTTGACGCTGCTGAACTACGTTAGCTAACTCAGGGGATGAAGCAAGGATACCAGAGGCTTGTCTAGAATCGCCCGGCTTACGAAACATTTTACGAGATAGTGGATTCATCATTGACTACCATATTGGTTATAAAACCCCCGACCTTGATTCGCCTGTCCATAAGCACCGAGGCCCGCGATACCCAGACCAAGAAGCTGTGATGATGTGCTTGGTGGAGGTGTTGTTGTTTGACTATATGTTTGTTGTAGCGCTGGGACACCGCGGAAGAGATCCGACAAGAAACCAATTTGCTGATAAGGTAACGCCTGCTGGGCAAGGTCATTCCGGCGCATTGTGTCTAGCTCTGCCTGACCAGCAAATACCTGACCAGTAACCGGGTCAGTGTACCCTTGCTGTTGAGTTAAACCACCGATACCCAGCATAGTGTTAATATCCTGAACACCCATAGCTTGACCTTGTCCGGCTAGGTTGCCGTACATTCCTGCTTGTTGACCGGATAGCTGTGCTGCTTGTTGCGCTGCTTGTTGCGCCTGTGCATAACCCTGCTGCCGAAGCTGGCCTGCGGAACGAGCTTGTGCATCTAGTGTTCTTCCTGCAAGCTCTGATTGAGCTACACCCATACGAGAGCCACCAAAAGCGCCAGAGCCCGCCGACTGTGCACCTAACTGATTTTGCTGAATTGCACCCTGCCGCGCAATATCCCGCATAGTCTGGTCAACAACTTGATTTTCATATGGGTTGAAAAACTGTGATGCTGCGCCGGGTTGAGTAAAAGCCCCTGCCTGCGATAGAGATTGCCCCGCCCGGTCCATATAAGGCTGGTAAGCACCAACACCCTGCTGTGCCATTTGAACTGCTTGCTGTTGCTGCGGAGAAAGACCAGCTAGCTGCTCTGGGGCATACGGCATTGTAGAGAATTTTAACGCCTCAGCTTGAGCGAAAATATCCTCTAGAAATTTTTCCTGAAACGGCGCTAACCGTTGGGTTACTTCTTGTGTCTGTGTTGCCATTACGCTGTGGCCTCCAATTCTGCCATCATATCATATAAACGTGCGGCTCCGATATCTCTATTTCCGTTTCCCGCACTCTCAACTGCCTTAGCTGTTAAAACAAATTCACCATCTGACAACCAAGCCGGCACCGAGTCAGATGTTCCGGTTCCCGAGCCCGCTACTTCTCCGGTGTAATCTCCGGGGCCAACCGGGTGACGATGATCCTGCTCTGGCTCTGTTTTTCTAGCGTACTTTTCTGGAAGCATTGCGCCGTAAGCATCATCACCCCCGAACATAGCGCCGCCGCTTTTAGCATAAACGGGGCGGTTAAGATAATCAAAATCCTTTTTCTGGTACTCTTGTAGCTCTTGGTTATATAGCTCCATATCAGCGGGGTCTGCGATACTATACACCCTGTCAGAGAACGGACCCACTACTGTACCAAAAGCTTCCCCACCAGCAAATGGACGTTGAGTTATGTCATCACCCTCTTCGTCCCCACCAAGCGCGGCAAGAGCCGTTCCAGCAATACCCGCAGAAAGCAGCTTGTTGTCACCAACAAAATCTATAGCTTTGTCAAAAAGTCCTGATGTGCCTGCGTCAGTACCTGACCGTAAGCCGTCACCAAAGGTCGAAAATCCTGTTGGTACTTTTTGGATTCCCTGTTCTGCTAAAACCTTAGCTGCCGTGTCGCCATAAATCTGTTTGTTTAAATAACTTTGATTTCCTGACTTAGACATATCCGCCGGTAAAAATGATGTAACACCGTAAGCTAGTGCAGCATTAGTTAAAGCATCATTAACAGATTTTCCGCCAGCCAGACTACCAATTCCAGAACCTATAGACGCGCCCATAGGACCGCCGAAGTAGAACCCCGCCGCGGTGCCAATAATAGGAAGAACGTCTTTCCCGCTGCCCAGTCCTAAAGCTTTTCCTAAATCACCAAATAAAGCCATTATGCTACCTTTACCGTACCTGCATCATTATACAGTGTCCCCGTCTCAAGTCCAGTAGGGCTTGTCGGAAGATCTGTTAATGTCAAAGTGGTTCCTCGGATAGCCCCGGGATTCCGCTCTTGATTAATAAAAGCTTCTAAACTTCTTACTAAATCGCTCATGTAATCCACCGAATACTCCGACGAAGGGGTGGGAAGTCTAGGTGCAGGTACTTGATTTCCAGACATTATTGTCTCCCGTCCTGTCGAACACCAAGTCTGGGTGCACCCAGACGCCAGTTTGTACCTATAGAAGAAGAGTCTACCTTTAAGGAAAAGGATCTTCCCCGTAACCTCATGTTCAATTGCTGTGTAAACTGTTCAACTGGAACCGTAGAAGTCTGTGATACGGTTTGCGCGTCAGTTTGAAGATAGACGCCACCCGGGTAGTTTCTAGTAGATATAGAGAAGTTTGCCACAGGAGTGGGCGCTGTGGATCCTGTAAATGTGAGATCAGGTATCAGGCGATCAATAAAGGCAAATCGATCACCATCCCCTATGTCTACTTGACTAGATTCTATGAATGCATCCAATGCCGCGCCATCCGCATCGTTCCCTAGCTCGTGGTTATATAAATAGCCTACCCCGGCTGAATCTGTTTCAGTGGCTATTGGGTATTGGCGAACACCTCGATCAATCCAGCTATCTCGTCTCAGCGAACCATAATACCAAACACGCTCGGCATAGTTGTAGATAACGTAACGGTCATTCTCATCATCTCCTCCGTTTGTTGAAGAGTTTGTTTCTGAGGGGTAGTACCACACAACCTCTGTCCACTGTGAGTTAACTCCACAAACAACCTTTTCGGCCTGAGCAAAGTTAAAATCAAGAAATACATAGTCTCGCACCGTGCATGGTATAGCTTGCGTTCTACCGTCGTAGACATAAAAGTTATCATTACCCATCCAAAAAACCAAATCATCGACAGAGGCAGCACCTTTCGGGCTAATGACTGAGATGTTTGCTGAAACTTGAGTTAGACCAAAAGTAAATGGGGGGCCAATAAACCGTAAAGAGTGCATAGATTTGTCAGTGAAAACAACAGTCTCACGCTTTGTTTCTACGGCTTGAATAAATTTAGATCCAGATCCAATACGCAAATCTCCGGCAGTGTTTGTTGCTGTAGCCGCCCAGTCAGTCAAAGATTCTTGGTCCGAGAACCGTATCAACAAAGGGTCTTGGTCCGCGGCACTACTTGTTCCCTGCGGGTTACACCCAAACGCGATTACATGCCTGTCGCTATCAGAAACTAAAACCTGTTTTGCTACGACAGGAGCCTCATTCGCACCACCTAAGTCAGTAATCTGTACTGCTCTAGTGCCTGTGCCTGTCGTTCTGTCCCAATAATAAATGCCGTCGTCTCGAGGATTTATAAGAAGATCCTCCCCAAAATTGTCGTGCGACCATGTACGCAACTCGTTTTGACTCACCGCGCTAGTAGAGGCAGAAAGACCCCAGCCCACAAAATCGTCCGCTGGGTTTGCGTTTCCAACTGCAAGCTGAGTTGATGCACCATTATTGTGCGCGGCTGCGCTTGTACCGCTTACGCCACGGGTACATCCTGTAAGATCGTTAGAGGAAATGCCAGTGTAAGTAATAAGCTCATTGTCTATAAGAACAGTGCCGCCAGCAACATTAAAACCTGCTACAGATAAAAGTGTGATAGTGGTGTCTGAATCGGTTATGCTGCCGTTCAACTGCGAGGTAGCTGCCAATCCTGTCACACCACCGTAAGATCCAGCGCCGAAACCAACACCACCGACCTGAGAATTCAGACCAGCGTTTACTTGGTACTTTGCGATTGTTGGGTAGTCTAGCACAGTGACTGTTAGTGTCACATCGTTTGTGGGAGTAGCACCCCCTAACGATGTTCCTGCGATTGTTACTGTATCAGACACAGCGTACCCTGTTCCAATCAGCGTTACAGACTGAAGTGAGTAACCCCCTGTTCCATCTACAAGAATTTCAAACTCCGCCCCTGTGCCACTGCCGCTGGTACTTGTCTGTGTGACTGTAAAAGTCTGAGACCGAATTGTGTCTACAGTAATAACTAAATCATTTTCAGGGGTATTGCCCCCCAAATCAGTTCCCGAAATAGTGATTGTGTCGGCAGCTACATACCCAGATCCGACAGTGGTTATAGAAATAACGCTATATACGCCCGTGACCCCATCCGCGGTAATGGTAAATTTTGCACCCGTACCACTACCGCTGGTGCTGGTTTGAGACACCTCCGTATAAGTTCCAGTGCTAGACACCCCAGCTTGCCCTGACAGGCGCGTAACAGTAAGAACTAAGTCGTTGGCCGGAGTAGCCCCGCCCACACTCGTGCCAGCAATCGTTATTGTGTCACCTACAGCGTACCCAGATCCAACTGTTGTTATATCGACAAAGTAGTTACTATTACCGTCTGTTGTAATAGTAAACTGCACACCTGTACCTGCGCCGCTTGTCGAAGTTTGAGTAACAGCAGTATGCGTAGCTTGACCAGATGAAGCTCCGGCTAAAGCAACTACTGTAATGGTCAAATCATTAGTGCCCTGTGCCCCACCAAGGTTTTGACCTTCAATAAGAATTTCTTCCCCGACGCGGTAACCAGAGCCTACCGTGGTTACGGCAACAGTATATGCCCCGGCGCTCGTTGTAACTGTAAACTCAGCACCCACTCCAAAACCAGTTGAGCTCGTTTGTGTAACAGCGGTAAAAGTAGCCGCACCTGTTGATACACCCGACAGAGTTAAGTTACCAACGCCGTCGCTGCTCGGAGACGAGAAGGTGGCTGAGGCAACACCAGTGCCCGCGGCTACAACAGAGGTTGTACCAACACCTGTACCCGCCACACCTGTACCCGCCAGAGTAGCGGTCTTTACGCCGGATCCACCAGCACCTGTATCTGAAGCATTGGCAACAAACGGAGAAACATCTATTTCGTAGGTATTTGCGTCTATAACCCGGCTAACCTGAAACTCTTGGTTAAGAACACCAGAGCCAATATTTCCGCCTAAGTTTTCAGCACCTGAGAATGTTACGAAAGATCCCGCAGTAGAGCCATGACCAATGTCGTTAACTGTTACTAAAGACGAACCATTCGTCGCAGAAAAAGATACAGTTCCAGCAGCCGCCGTGCGCCGTATGGGGGTTATATCACTAAATGCGCCGCCCTGTTCAATGTAATACTTTAAGTTTGTCCCTACTCCAAGATAGTCAGAGCCATCATTAGACTGCCAGTTGTGTAGTCTTCTTGCTGTGCCAAGAAAAGACTCAGTAGAATACTTGGACCACCCACCTATTTTCTCTGGAAACCCCTGATGAAACCGAATTTTGTCGCAGTCGAACCACCCACCTTCGTTTGCATAAGAAGTGGTTTCTCTGTTGATACCGGGTTTAAACAGTAATTTAGTTAGGGCCATATGTTCTACCTCACCTTGTATATGGATATTAACTCAAACGGCCCTAAAATCAAAGCAATGTCTACTTAAAGGGAGCCCCGATAAACCAGCTAACCAAGCTGTGCCGAACGCCAGAAGTTACAGGGCTAACTCCATGCACTATATATGATGGAAAAACTATGGCTGTCCCCTTATTCCTAAGTAAGGCTGGATCTAGCTCATCGTTTTCTGGGAAAACAAGATCACCGCCCTCGTAGCTACTTTCATCGCTTAACTGTATTGATATAGACAGCTTTCTGGTATGGCTTGCTGTTATGTCATAGTTTATATCGTCTCGATGAGGCGTGAACATCCCCTGATTGTGCGCCCCGTATTGAGTGTACTGCATAAGCTCCGGCTGCACTAAGTTAAACCCGTAATGCTCCTTATTTACACTATGAATTAACTCAATAACTGGCAGAAAAATGTCTTTGTATTCCACTATACTGGTAAAAAGCTGAGTTTCACTGCGTCGCATATTAGGCTTCTCGATATTATCATATTCACGACCAGATATGTTTCCCTCATATATTTTAGCTGGAGATAGGTTTGTAGCCTGTTCAAAAACTTTGTCACAAAAACTTGAGTCAAACGCCTCTTTTATAACAGCTATTGTTCGGTTCATTTGTATCTGTTCCTCTCTTGATCATAACCAAACTCAAGATCTAAAACCTTACAAACAATGTCTGGCAGGTAAAGTCTTGGTTCAGTCACCCCTACAATGACTTTGTTTCCAGCCACATCTGTGTCTGGAACACAAGGCTCGTTTTTGTAATGAAGATTTACTACTATCCAGTTTTTTCCAAACCTATCGTTTTTAAACTCTGGACAATGAGCACTTGATAAGTAAGAAAATCCAATCTCTTGTATGTTTTGTAAGAATAAACCAGTTAAAAATTTATACTTACCGTTTTCGTACCCTTGATACAAAAAGGCATCCTCCCAACGCCCCTGATAATCTATATCATGCGGCTGTTGAGCGGCCTCTTCTAGTGCTTTGTTTATGAAAAACTGTGTTTTGGCAAAAAAAGCTGCTTCCGGTCCCTTTTTATCCAGATAGGAAAAAACATTACCGACCGATTCGTGCCAAGTTTCAATTTGTTTTCCGGCTTCCCTATAGGAAAACTTGGGCAGTAAAAACATTTAGAAACCCAGCATAAACACCGCACCGGCAGCGCCCGGAGAACCGTTAGCGTTGTAGCTCCCGCTAGCACCACCGTCACCGTATCCGGGGAAGAAACTCGCATTTCCACCAGTTGCTCGGTTATAGCCGCCAGCCTGATGAATTGTACTGTTTGTTGTCTGGGTTTGGTTAGGAACGCCACCTCTCGGCCCACCGTCAGCAAGGGGGTTACCGTATTCTGTGCCTGCGTAGGTAAAATCTGAATCGCCACCATCAAAACCCAAAATATTGTTATTAGAAAACGGTGCTTGAAATCCCCCTGTTCCGGCTGCTCCAACAGTAAATGTTGCGTTACCGCCGCCGCTAACATCATGAAAAGACATACTTGTTAAGCCCGGCTTCCCAGTGCCGGTGTTAGCAAAGGTGCCTCCACCACCGCCACCAGCGGTTGAAATAACAATAGCGTAAGTAGAGCCAACAACAGCAGCATTTGCCGTGCTCGTTTTAAATGTTGCGCTTGCACCACCAGCGGTTAGGTTGGGGTTGTTGGCCAAATTAAGCGCGTTTCCGGAGACGGAACCTAACGCTGCATTATTCGAGATAACCGTTGTGTTTCCAATAAGGTAAGCCATTAGATGTACTCCACTTCTGGTTTGACTGGAAGCTCTGCGCCAGAAACCGGATTTTTTACTAAATTTCTAAGAGTTTGTCTGTAGGCTATAAAGTTAGCAATACAGCTAGTTGTTAGCCCAATATCAGGAAGCATTGTCCAGTCTGTGTCAGCTAGTTTAGCTTTTGCCTCAGCTTCGATTTCTTCCGCGGTCGCCTCTGCGGGTGCAAATTCCCCTGTGGATGAGTCATAAGAGTCACCAGCAGAACACTCCCCGGTTGAGGATGTTATTTCAACATATCCTTCACCCATGTCCTCTTCGGACACTACGACATTTTTAACAACGCCGTTTTCAATTTTAGCTAGTCTTTTCATTTCTCTCTTTTTCCAAAACTGTTTGGATCATCTCATGATCCAAATGCTCAAACCATCCGGTAGCCATATACTTAGGGTTTTCTCCATATGGAGGGTTTCCCCTATGCACATGAGTGAACGACGCCGGGAATATAACCACTCTACCAGATTTCGGTGGTACTTTTAACCCCTGTTGTAAAAATTCAGTTTCTCCTGAACCTTCGTGAGTTGACAAATAAAGAGTCCAGACCGCAACCCTGCGAGAAGACTCTCTAGCCCCACCGTGCTCAGAATGCCACACATGAAAACCGCCTCCATGCTCTGTTTTTTGAACCTTACATTCCCATGACGCTAGTCTAAAATCCTGTAGTCCTTGGTGTACAGAAATATATTCTTCCATACACTCCCCAACCTTTTCATGAACAAACTTAGACTCTGCGCAAGAAACCCGATCAAAATACAAAGCGTAGTCTTTTCTTTTTAAAGAATTTCCAAACTGACTTTTTCCGTGATGAATGTTGGACGTTCCTTCAGCTATTTGTTCAAACACATCTATAAGCTTCTTACATGTAAATTCATCTACTACGTTATCGTAGATGCCAATATAGTCCTGATAATTCCCCTTCATCACTAAACCTCCTCTAGTGAAAACTTATATTTTTTCCCTGTTAATTCGTTTAAAATGTATAGATTTTTTTCACCCTCTTGAATACGCCAGCGCCCCTGAGTGCCATCAATAGAGTTTTTATACGACCGACCTGTGTTATCTAAGATCATGTCTCCAGAGGTAAAGTTATCAGCAAATACGTTTGCATAACGCACCGATGTTGTACCTAAGTCTCTTACTCCATCTGTATCGGGGACAGCGTTACCTACAAAAGTTGTTGTGGCTTGAAGCTGAATTTCTCCCGTTCCATTTGGATTTAGTACCACATTTCCATTGCTTGCGGAAACAATTTCCTGCCCATTAACATCCAAATTTCCTCCAAGCTGCGGAGTCAAATCCTCGACAATATTGTTTAGGAATGTGGGCAGATTAAGCAGTGCTGAAAAATCAACAACAGAAGAACCAGAGCCAGCGCCGTTGGCATAAATAATAGCGGTAAACCCATTAGGAACTGTTACATTCGTTCCGCTACCTTGAGTGAAGATAGCATCTTGACCCGAAGCGTTATGAACGAGATAAATTTTATCCTGATCGTTGGGTAAAATAGTAATTGTATTAGTGCCGGAAGGAGAGCCGCCGAGTAACAGCACCTTGTACTGACCGTCAGACACAGTTCCGTCTGAGGTTGTTAAGTTGTGTGTGGTTCCAAACAAAGAAATAGAGCCAACACCATTTAAAGCTCTGTCAATAATATCAAAGTTTTTATTGGTCGTAGATCCCCAAGTACCGGCTTGCTCTCCAGTACCGGGCTTTTCTATGCCTGTAGTATCTGTATATGTAGACGCCATTTATTTCACCTTATGCCGCTATGTTAGCCCAATTAGCTACCTGATTAGGTATAATTTTACCCCATACGTTGGCTTTCCCTATTTGTCCAGTAGCGCTAACACCGGAACATACTACTACAGCACCCGCGTCTATGGCAACAGTTCCTATGGCGCTAGCCCCCTGTACTCCAGAGACAATAGCTGTAATACTTGGAATAATTGTTGGCGTACCAACGCTTGTTGTAGCTAAAAGACCAGAAGGATTTAGAGTTGCGTCGCCTACAGTATCAACAACTCCTATGGAGTTAGTAGCACTAATTCCAGAGACGGCAGCCGTAACACCACCATCGATGCTTACGGATCCTAGCTGCGTTGTAACGCTTTGACCCGCTAGAGTTGCGGATGTACCAGCATCTACTTTAAAGTCCGCGTCTAGACTTGCAACAGCCTCTAAGCCGCTTACAATAGCGATGAATTGTGCTGCGGCAGTTACGTTTCCTACAGAGGTGGTTGCATTAACACCCGTAGCTACCGCTACTGCACCAGCAGATATAACTGGGGTTCCTAGTGTGAGCGAAGGAGAAAACCCCGACACACTTGCTACGGCAATTCCTCCTTCAGAATCACCGCCTATGGCTGTTTCTGCAATAGCGGCGTAACCTAAAGACATATTATGCCTCCAGTTCTGCTACACGAGCCTCTAGTTCTTTGATTGCTTGAATCAAAAGAGGAACCAGTTTTTCATACTGAACAGTTAAGTATTTTTCATCAATAGGTGCTGGTTTTATCACTTCAGGCATTATTGCCTCAACCTCTTGAGCTATAACACCGACCTGTCTACTATCGTCGTCATAGCCCAGATCTTTAGCTTCTTGGCTTTCAGTGTAATAATACCCGCCAATAGCTCTAACTTTTTCTAAAGCATCAGGGATCTGAGATTCAATATTCTTTAAACGAATGTCTGAGTAGTTTGATATAATGTTGCTAGTGGCTCTAATTTGTCCGGTCGAACCGTTGGCAGTAGTGCCCACACCTATACTGTTGAACCGAACATTGGATGAAGTAGCAACAGCTTGACCAATTGACACAGCGTCAGCGGTTACAGTAACTCCGGTGCCTGCACCCACAGAAAGAGATCCGCTGGTTGTTACAGTACCAGTAAGTCCGTTTCCACCCGACACAGATGTTACTGTGCCACTGGTTGTTGTAAATCCAGAGTCGTTATTAAATCCAGAAAGGTTAATATTTCCCTTTGTTAACTTTCGCTGAACATTGGACGCATCGATTACAGCAAAGAAATCCCCATCCCCATCCGTAGTGGATGTTGCTAGTTCGGATAAATCGACATCAACGGTCGGAGTTGCACCTTCGCCCGTGTTGTTTTGCAAATCTATAAGGTCACCAGCTACCAATGAGCTAACATAGTTTCCAGTAGTATCCGCTCCAAGAGCCACCGAATTGGCTGCGATAGTCGTGGTTACTGAAATATTTCCTGATCCATCTATACCTGTCGCAGAGCCGGTCACATCTCCAGATAGCGTTAGATCTCGCGCTGTCTGCCATGCTGTAGCTGTCCCAGCATTACCGTTAATAGCCGCTGTTATTGTTCCGGCAGAAAAGTTTCCAGAAGCATCACGAGCAACAACGGTGCTTACTGTGTTTGCATCTGTGGCGTTTGATGTGACAGTAAAGGTAGAACCTTCCCCAGAAGCGGAACCAGAAAGACCAACGCCGCTAACTGCGCCCGTTGCGATAAAATCGCCAGCCGTATCTGTACCAAGATTTATTTCATCCCAAGCAGGAGCAGCAGAGTTTGCACCATCACCTGTTTGTTTTAAATACTTTCCGGTTGTTGTTGTATTTCCGGCTAGTTTCGCCAAAGTATTGGTGGCAGAAGAGTAAAGCACATCACCAAGAGTATATGCATTATTACCAGTGCCGCCGTTGGTCTCGTCAACTGTTCCTGTAAGAGAAATAGTCTGACCAGTTACGTCAATGTTTGTGCCACCAGTAAACTCTGGTGTTGCTGAAAACTGCGAAAACGTGATGTTAGTCGTTCCAAAAGTAATAGGGCCACTCACATTACAAACATAAGACTCGCCAGCCCCTGCGGTTCCCTCTTGAACATAAAAGTAAGAACCCTGATCTAACGCAGTAGCATCATTGTCGCCCGAAGTGTTAGTGTCTGAAGAGCGAGTAAGAACCCAATTAGTAGAGACAGAACCAGTGTCTGTAACAACATAGACACCGTTTTGCGTTTGATCTGTTTGCTCATAAACTAGGACACGATCACTTGTGTTAAGTGTAATACCATCCACAACAAGGGCTGCTTGTGTTCCGGCATTAGTAAGCGTTGCTCCCACGCCAGCGGTGCCGTTGTTATAAGTTGCAGTAAGGTTCCCCTCTTTTTCAACTCGAACCGCATCATGAACATGAATAGCAGCCGCGGTAGCAGTGTCAACATATGCCTTTGTTGCAACATCAAGTGCCGCAGTAGGCCCAGACGACACTGTAATTTTTCCGCTCACCGAAATATTGTTGGACGAATCCTCATACACGGTTGCTGCAAATGGAACGGTTACAAAAGCAACTTTTACGCCCGCTGAAAAGTTCACCAAGTTGTTTGAGTTAGATGAAGATAGCACTGTGTCTCGAGATAGAGTAGTGCCGGAAGAGGTGTATGTACCTATTCCAACTTCGTACTCATTCAGTACAGTGTGCTGTATCGCATAGTACGTTGTGTTACCATCACCCACAGCAGCAAACGACTGAAAACCAGCTTGCGCTCCTGTAAGCGTAAGGGTTCCAGTGCCTGTTGTAGCAGTGGTTTCTTTTATTCTATCAGCAAGCACAAGGGCCATTGGTACGCTCCGTTATTTAAGCAATACGGATAATAGCGTTTGAAGCGTCCGCAACTGGAAACTGAATAGTGAACGTCCCTGTCGTTGATGTCTTATCAGCGCCAAAGTCTAAAACAGCAACAGACGCATTCGTAGCAGATGAATTGTAGATTAAAGCGCCACGAGCCGTAATTGTAGCTGTTGTAAAGCTTACATCAGCAAAGTCTGTGAAAGCTGTTGTACCACTTATTGTCGGTGTAGCATTACCTAACGTCCCACCGCCTGTGGTGTAAGATCCACTAGAGGCAATTTCACCTGTAGTAGTAAAAGCCGTTGTTGTCGCACCAAGGGTCGCTGTTGTTGAACCTTTACCGCCGCCACCGATGGCGAATAGAGCAAGTTTAAACACGCCGCCTGTACCATTTGTAAAATCGTGTGTACCTGTTAAAAGCTGCGATTTAAAAGAGGTACACATTGCTTGAGTAATCGCCATTAAAGTCTCCTAATATATTCAGCAATGTCTGCATGACCAGCATTACGCAATGTCTGACAAATACTAGCACGTTCTTCCCGTTTAGCCAAGTCAATGTATGACCTCACAACATTTTCTACCTTGTCGGCAAAAGCCTGAGCCTGCTCTTTAATTGCTGGAGGAGCATCTTCTGAAACGTACACAATTTTTCTACGAGCCATTTCAGCAAGCTGATCGGAAGAGAGACCGCCGTTGTCTGACGTAGCCACGTTAATGCTTCCCACAGAGGTGCCAATATCAACTGTAAACATTATAACTCCTTTTCTGCCACATAAGTAACACCTTCTATGTCATGAAGCCCTAAGACGACTGGTTT